CTCAAACAAATCAAAATCTTCCGGGTGTTGATAAATCTGATTATCCTCCGCAGCACGATTCACTTCATCAGTAAAGCTGCGAATAGCAACACCAACGGAAGGAAGAAAAAACGGCCTGCCATAAGCATCGGCAGCCGAATCACGTATAGAACAAATTACCATCTTCATGTTTGTATCCCTTTCACAAACAACGTTTCAATTGCGACAAACGAGCCTTAGCAACAGTCTCTCTGTCCCTTAACCTCGCTTCCGAATTGTCTTCACAATTACGCAAACGAGACTTCTCCCGCTCAAACTCTACAACCTCAAATTCCTCTGGATGCTCCAGCTTGAATTTCTTATCATAGAACCTAGGCGGTCGAACCTTACGGCCATTTACAACAACAAAATCATGTGGATAAACGTCCGTCTTAAACTTCTCATACCACTGAAACCCAATACCAGGTTTCAAACTCATCTTCGTAAACTCAGGCTTACGCTTCACTATCTCTCCGTCATCAGTAACAAACTCATAATGACTATCTGCAAGCTGCCCATTAACCTTCTTCATAATATAACGTGCGACATAAGCAGCAGACTGAAAATTAACGTCACCAATACTAGCGTACCCAAACGGCCATAAAGCCGAAAGCTTCTCAGAAGTGTAAATTGTACTTCCGCTTGGGGTACGCTTAAAGACCTTTTTATCATCAAAACTGAAATTAAATATGCAAGCATGAAAGTGAGGGCGGCCAAACTGCTCGCCATACTCACCAGCCATATAAAAACGAATTGCTCGTTTTCCATCTCGCTCTTCTATCCCTTTATAGTGCTTGCGAAACCGCTTCATAAACCTCTGAAAATCATCATAATCCAATGACCTGTCCTCTGGCAGGTGCTCATCACTGTACGTCAACGTAATAAACATATTGTTGCAATACAACGAAGCCTCATGCATACATCGAGTCGCCCACTGGCGAGAACGCTCGAGCCTGCAGCCGACACACTGCCCGCACGGCAGCTGAAGGGATCGGACTACATCAACCCGAGCGCTCTCATAAAAAACCACATCCCCACAGGCCGTTTTATAGGCCTGTAGGGGGTGGAAACATGGCATTTACAGACGCCAACCACCCCGCATGGGGTTGGCCCTTACATTAGCCATCTTGGTCCTCTTAACCATCTTTTTAAAACCGCGTGCGGAACGGTACTTATTTACTCGCTGACGTCTCATAAAAACCCCTTTTTTTTTAAAAAATGGTGTCACCTAGCACAGTTACATCAAGTAGTACCCTGTGCACCCTCGGCCTGACCGGCCTCGGTAGGTGACTCAAATACCCCTTCCGGGGCCCCTTCTATCAGGCCTAAGGCCTTCATTTCGCCTCGATTAGCCTCATCGAGGCAAAAATCAACAAACGCCGCTGGATCGTTTGCAAACCGTTCCCGGACCCTGGCCGGCAACGCGTCAAACGACTCCTGCGCGTCTAAAACCGCGTTTAACGCGGTCTGATAATCTGTAACACCGCTGAAATCCCCAAACTGGGGCTGCAGCGGACTGACCGGCAGCTGACCGGTCACATTAAACTTCTGAAGGATGGTGTTGATATCACACTCATCCTTAAACTGCTGTTGAGCCATACTCGGGTCCTCGCAAACGAGGCCAGTCTCAACAGAAACCTTGTCGCTGTCATAATTGCCCAACGACCGCAAAAATAATTTGCTCATTTCGAAACTCCCTTAATAATCTGAATAAGCAACTCAGCGGTCTTACTAAACTGGCCTACAGACCGCCCAATATCATTAAAAGCGGCTTCCACCGCTACCTGATTCTTTAACAAACTAGTCTCTTGACCTAACTTCTCGATAAGAGCCCGAAAATGGTCTCTTATCACTTTTTGACTAACACCCTGCTCTTGCATAAACAACGCCTGGCTATTCAACATGTAAGTAGTAGCCCAAATACGATGTTGCTCGTCATCCAAATTACGAGTAACTGACTTAATGTTCGCTACCTCAGCATTAATCTTATCTATCTGAGGCTGCGACAAACGCTCGCCTGTCTCCGCTTGCTGTTTAGCAGCCTGTGAACTCTGCACAGCAGAAAAAGATTGAGCCGCCATCGATGCCGGGTTAATAAATGACGGCATCGCACCCGGTGGGGTAGACGCCCCACCAAGCTTGGTAACCAGCATAGGATTAACACCAGCAGCTTCCAAATCTTTAACTTGGCGCTGAAAACTCGTATCTGACATCTCCCTCTGAAATTGCATTTGCCGCTCTGCGGCTGCTGCACTAGAAACATTCTGTTCTCTGCCGCCAAACAAACTAGCGGCAGAAGACACAAACGGCGCAATCGGATTTATAAAATCCGAAATAGTCTTTAAAAAACTCATCAGAAATGATCGATCAAGCCGGGTACGGAGTACATCGGCATGGGTCGAGCCTGTTTAATATCAAAAAACGCATCAAACAAAAACTGCTTACCATTGGCATTAGCACCAATTGCAACCACACGATCAACAGGAGGAGTTTCCTGAATAAACGTACTGTTGAGAGTCGGAAGCGCTGTAAACCGCTGAGCCAAATGCCAAGCATCCAACGTGCCTGAGGCAGTAGACCTAAACAGCCCAGTAATTTGGCTGGGCTTATAACGATACTCAGCCCAACGCTCTTGATAACCAAAAACATCATTGTCCTGCGAAGTGCCAACGCAATAAATTTCTTTATTAAGAACCGCCTGTTCGCCAAGTGTGGCAAACGCCGGGAAATAAAAGTCATATCGAGTTGAACGACTCCACATACGATTCAACCCCTGCTGATACGTCAAATCAGCACGAACACAAACTAAACCTAAAATATACCCATGCTCTGTAGATGCATACGTAAATCCGTGATTGACTGCCAAACCAACTCCATAGGCCGCAAGATTACCTTGGGGAGTAGTGCCGCCAGTAACGTTAGTAGCACTTGTTTGGGCAATAGGATTAATGGTGATAGCAGTAGAACCACCACCAAGATACTCAGGACGCTGCAACCGAGCATCAGGACTAATAACACCAAAATGCGCTCTAATAATTTCAGTATAGCGAGTACCACCTCTAGCATCCCTTTCCAAAAGTTTCTGAATCTGAAAAGACTGGCGCAGCTGATTGATTGTCGCAGCTGTCGCACTGGACAGATCTGCTAACAACGGCATATTGTCAGTACCAGTAGCATTCTGCGTATTCACCGACAAATAACTATTTGAATTTCCAATAAACGCATTAGACCATCCAGTCGACTTAGCCTGGCCAGCATTATTTCTTACAGAAATTCCTTTTGGATTGCTAACCGCATCATTAACAAATATGGGCGCGCTAGTACCTAACGGCAAAGTAACAGCAGTACCCTTCTGTGGCCATGGCAAAGCGGAAGTAAAATAGTCGTGCCGCTTACCACGCCGGCGCAAAACGTAATTGGCAGCCGTATCCGGCCCATTACCTAAATCAACAGTCGCCGAATTCTGCAAATTCTCATCACGGAACCATTCGTTATAAATCAAGTTATATGCCCGCATCGGCAAATTGTTGTGCGTTACCGCATTTGGGGCAACAATCTGTCCAGCTGTCGGAATACCCATATAATCCTGCAACGAATTAACCGCATAACCACCAGACGGACTCGTACAAGTCGGTATAACAAAATCAATAGAAGAATCTGGGTTCGGAGTACGCTCACCCATAAACTTCTGCCAATTGTCCCAAACCAACCGGTTTGGAACAAAAAAGAAAAAACTATCCAAATGCATGTTATCCATCACTGGAAACAGCGGAGTAGCCAAACGAGTAAATGACGTCATATTTAACCGAACTGTATCGCCCGGCAAAATCTCATCAACATAAACTGGCACTAAAAAACCAGCATCAAAAGTCGTTTTATACGCTTTCTGACTATCAAAAGTAGAACGCGGGATATCTGCCCGCGGAATCATCGCAAACTGATGAACGTTTACGCTCTTATTTCTATGCATCATCTCAACCACTCCTCAATATAATTCCGCCCCAATTTGCAACAAACAAATTGAGGCGGCTTCCCTTATTCTCGAACCTTAACCATCCGGCCGAGCGCTAACTGCTTCGGCACGTCTAACAATGTAAACCTACCAGTAACATCATCAAACTCGCCAAGCTCAAACAAATCAAAATCTTCCGGGTGTTGATAAATCTGATTATCCTCCGCAGCACGATTCACTTCATCAGTAAAGCTGCGAATAGCAACACCAACGGAAGGAAGAAAAAACGGCCTGCCATAAGCGTCGGCAGCCGAATCACGTAT